CTCCCCCACCTCCCTCCCGGCTATATACCCTAGCCTGCAAGCCCTGGTAGACGCAGGTTACAGGATCCTGCCAGGATGTCACGTTAGCAGAATCACGAAATTCCTGCCAAATACGCCCTCTGTCGGAGCGAGTTCAGCATATACACAAAGTATAAAAATTTCTACAAAAAGGAAGATATAGAAACTATATGTCAAAAAGGCTGACAATTGTGTATCTTTATGACATTATGACAGAACAGAAAATCAAAGAAATAGACGAAATCCTTCTATCCGGCAAGCCTATCATGGGCTGGTGTTGTGTATGCGGTATGCCAATTACTAACGGAGAATGGGTCTTGATAGCTAAAGTAAAACACGATGATACCTATAAGAAAGGATTCAGAATTGACAATATTAAAAGACACTCAGAATGTGGACGAGATTAAAGGATAACCTTATTGATTTCTTTTTAATGGTAATAGTGCTAACCGCACTCTATAGTGGCTTGAAGTATATCTATACTGCAGGCTATGAGGATGGCGTAGAGGACTTCATAGAATACTTAGAACATGAGCAAGAAGAAGACAAAGGAAATAACCTTATCTATTAACGCCCAACAGGAGCATTTCGTAGAACTGTTAGCGCAAGGATATACTCAGGCTGCCGCCTGCAATGAAATGACTATCTCCAAGGAGGTAGCACAAGTATGGTTGGCAAAACCTGAAATAAAAAATGCTATTCGGATCCGTAGCCAGGAACTCATGGCGCAGTTCGGAAACGGCAAGGAGGCGGTACTTGAAATAGCTAAGACTATCATGTTTGCTGATGTAACTGATATGTACGAGGACAATGGAGATATGAAACCATTTGACCAAATACCTGAAGCATTACGCAGGTGTATCAATCAGATTAAGTTCAGGAAGACAGAGGACAAATTCGGTAATCCCATCCTCAACACAGAGGTTACTATGATTGATAAAGCAAAGGCTCTCGAAATGATATCAAGATACTTAGGTCTATTTGACCAAAGCGATAAAGGACAAACTGATTTTAGAATAGGATTTGAGTAACACAAAAGAAATAACCTTTAAAAAGGAGATGTTTTGCCCGATGTATTGGTATGCAGGAAAGGCTATAGAAGACCCTGAAATAAGATACGTATTTTCATACGGTGGTTCTTCGGCATCTAAAACATACTCCATTGTACAAAAACTCTGTACTGAAACTATCGAGAAGGGTGTAGATACTATCGTGATGCGTAAGTATGCTGCAGATATTGATAGGTCTATCTACAAGGACTTTCAGCTAGTTATCAAGGATTGGGGTCTGCAGGAGTTCTTTATATTTCAGAAACATAAAATCAAGTGTATAAATGGAGCAGTCATTGAATTTACAGGTCTTGACGACCCTGAGAAGATCAAGGGTATCACAGGATTTACTTATGCGGTTATGGAGGAGTTTAACCAATTTGATTTTCAAGATTTCAAGCAGATGCGAAACAGGATGCGTGGTTTACCTAACCAAACGATTATCTGCATCTGGAATCCAATTGACGAACTACACTGGGTTAAGCAAGATGTATTGGACAAATACAAGTGGACTAAGTACGACCTCTCCAACAAAACAAATATGCTTGTACATGATGACTTGGAGAAGTACGTTAGTGAGTTAAAGATACAAACAAGTGAAATAAACGAGCAAGGTAATGGCGTATTACTACATACAAATTACAAGGACAATTGGTACATATCAGGGCATCCTAACGGTAAAGATGGAAGGATTGATAAACATACCCTCTCGAATTTTGAGGAAATGCGTGAGCATGACTACGAATATTACCGGGTCTACGCACTTGGCTTATGGGGAAGGGCAGACAGAGGTGACGAGTTTTATAAAACCTTCGATCCTAAACGCCATGTTATCCCTGAATCAGAGGTTGAAATTGACATTACTCAGCCATTACACATTTCTTTTGATGAGAACGTTAATCCTTATCTCACGCTTACCGTATGGCAAGCTGCAGGCAAGGTTGTTAAACTTGTGGGCGAAATTTGTAATAAAAATCCAAGAAACACTCTCGACAAAACATTATACGATTTCTACAGAGAATATCCTCCAACAAGAGGAAATAAAATAATATACCTATATGGAGATTCGACTTCACGTAAAGAAGACGTTAAACAAGAAAAAGGAAAAGATTTCTACACGATTATCGAGCATACACTTCGAGGCTACGGCTACGACATTCGCAGACGAGTACCTTCTAAAAACCCTAACGTACAAACTAGAGGAGGTTTTATTAATAGACTATTCTCAAAAAGAGGCTTTGAGGGTGTTAAAATTACTGCTTCTTCGGGCGCACTACGAAGTATTGAGGACTGGATGTATGTTAAGGAAGCGGAAGATGGTAAGAAGTTTAAAAAGATGGTTAAAGACCCTATCACCGAAGTTCGGTATCAAGAAAGGGGTCATACGTCTGATGCTAACGACTATTTTATCCTTGAATATTTTAAGAAAGAGTTCCTTCTGTATTTACATGGTTCATCGTCTAAACCAACGGATGTAATACCTAGATTTCATAAATTTCAATATTAGTGTGACAATTTGTCAGGAACTTTCATATATTTATGGACATGGCATTTATTGAGAAAGCAGATATATTAGATTATATCGGTGATGAGGAATTGGAAGGAATAACGGGCGGTGATGACACAAAGCTAACTACTCCAATCAATCACGCATTGTCGATAGTACGTGGCAAACTAAACCATAGATATGACATGGTGACAGTTTTTGCCGCACCAACTGAACCAAATTACTATACGATTAAAAAGATTGCTACTGATATAGCGATTTACTTCTTATATCAAACAGTTCAGTCGAGGCATATTCCGGAGATGCGTGAAACGGCATATCAAGAAGCAGATAAGTGGTTACACGATTTAGCAACAGGAGCATGGGAGAATGACCTTCCAAAGATAACTCCTGAAGATGAAGATGGCGTTAATGCAGGTGAAGGTTACGCTCATTCTAATGATTTTTTAGATACCTCATATTAATATGGAGAAAGAAGAAAAGAAAGGAGTTTTTAGTTTTTTATCTGATACATTTGAGAATTGGAAGACTAAAAGATTAAAAGCACAAGAATTGGGCATTGTACAGATTGAAGCTGCAATGACACAAGAACACTCGTCTGCCAAATCTAAAAAGATGGATGGTGTCTTGAACTCAATCATGCAAAAGAATTTACTACGTAATGTAGTTCAAATAGCTGAATGGCGACAAGGATTAGAGGCATGGGAGGACATAAGAAATCCCGACAGGTCTTGGCTACATGAGGTATATCAAGAAGTTATACTAGACCCACAAGTTGCCGCTAAAGTAGGTGTTGCACACCATAAGATAGAGGCATCCGAGTTTGTCTTTACAAATCCCACAAGTGGTGATGAAGACTTGGATATGACCGAGAAGTTCAAATCAGAGTGGTTTTCTAAGTTTTTACGAGAATCTTTAAATGCTGATTACTATGGACACACCTTATTCCAATTTCCTTCTTCTCATGAAGACTTTGTGTTTGACGCTAACAATCTTATCGTTATTCCTAGGTGGCTTGTACTGCCTAAAGGAACGGAGGCGAATGGTTATCAAGGTGTTGTACTTCCGGCACCAGGCGCACAAGATGGTGTTAAGATTCATACAGGGAGGGCTTCGCAACGTTTACTTCCGATTGGGGATCCGTCTGCTTTTGGTATGTTTGCCGCTATTGCACCTCTATTCATATATAAAAAGAACGCCTTATCGTTTTGGTCAGGCTATCAACAAAGGTATGGAGAGCCTACGATTGCGATTAAGATGGACACGCAAGACGATGCCTCACACAAAAACTATCAAAACTTCCTCCGCAACAGGGCTACTAATTCTGGACTTATTCTAAGACAGGAAGACGATGCTCAACTATTGGAGGCTTACAGAAATGATGCAAGCGCATTGTATAAAGAAATGGTCACATATGCTGACGATGGTATCAACAAGGCTTTAGAGGGTCAAACAGGTACATCTGAATCAGGTGGCTCAAAAAGCACAGGTGACGTTCATGCTGACGTAGCGAAAATTTATCATTTAGGACGACTTAAGAAATTGGCTTTCGCAGTAAACGATCACCTAATGCCATTTTTAGTAGAACAATATGGATTCGATTTCGGAGATAAAGTTTTCCGTTGGAGAGAATTTAAAGATGTTGATGCTGAAGTAGAAAACATGACTAAACTTGCCGCTAACTTTGATATAAGTAATGACGAGGTTAAAGCGAGAACAGGTTATATTGTTGAGGGTATGAAACAACCTGAAGCAGTAGATAACCGTCAGACGAACAGAAAAACCGGGAACGACCCTGACGACAATACTGCCAAGAAAAGAACTAGCTAGTGTCTATATATGACAAGAACTTTGGACGTAGGGTATCAGGATTCAAGAGGCGTATGCCTCGTGCAATTGAAAAGATTGTAGAGAATTGGTACAAAACGAATATAAACAAGGGTGGTTGGCAGACTTCTAAGGGTAGGGTCATAAAGTGGGAAAAGAGAACTCACAGATATGGTCACCCTATAATGAGGGAAACTAAATCACTTAGAGATTCTATAAAGGCTAGAATAGCAGGTGATAAAATAATTGTTTCGTATGGTGATGGTACGGAATCAAGAGGTACGATAAATGATTTGTACGGAAAGTATCATAATGAAGGACATTTTCCAAATAAGAAAAGAAAGTTCTTTGGCGATTCAGAGGCACTTGTAGCGTACTTAAATGACTTTATTTTAGACGAATTGAAAAAAATATTGTAAAAAATGGCGAATAATCCAAGAAGTTCTCTATATTTGTTTCTTACTGACAAGTTGTCAGGTCTGATTGTGTCAGATACTATAAAGGTAGTTGACAGATGGAACAATCAAATAGAACAAGAAAAAACATCAGGAGCGTCCGTCCTTCCTGCCGTTCATATACAGATTGAAGATGATTTTGAGGATTCCACTGGAGATTACTCACTTCAAAAAGGCTACGTAACAGTAACCTGCCATATTGACATAGATATTACAAAACCTAATGGAATTGGCACAGAAGATTGGGATATCATACAGGAGGTGTATTTAGCACTTCACGGAGAATATCCTACTAGCGATGATGATTATGATTACACCGCTTTATGTAGGAAGATCCAAAAAGAAGACAACGATTATAGTGGTAGATATCACAGTAAGATAGTCTTTGAAACATTTTTATCTGATTGTACTAAAGGTACACGGCAATTGGAAGAAAGCAAAGTAGGAACGATTGATAGTTTAAACGAAACGGTAACACGAGTAGATGCAATTTAGCACAGAGTATAAGTACGTTGAGGCAGTAAGTGAAGATAATAAGTCAGCTACCATTAGGTTAGATGGCACAATGGGTCACGAGATAGACGGAGCGTCTGTCGCTGCAGAAATCAACTTCTTAGACAAGATTATAGGAGTTAAAGAAATCCACGTTAGGCTGAATACGCCAGGTGGTTCAGTCTTCGATTCCCTCTCAATTGTCGGAGCGATTAAAGCCTCTACTGCAAAAATTCACGGACATAACGATGGTATGTGTATGTCTGCAGGTTTTCACACATTCTTAAGTTGTGATGTTCTTCACGCTTATGACCATTCAATTTTCATGTACCATAATCCTCGCAGGAAAGATGGTGTGCAAGAAGAAGAAGGTGGATTGGTTTCCACAATAAAAGAAAGTATGTCCACGCTTATTGCAGGTCGTTTAGGTAAGACTGTAGCCGAGGTTGACACCATGCTTGATTCGGAAAAGTTTTTCCTAGCAGGTAGGTTTAAAGAAATTTTCGGGATTGATATTCAAGTTGAAAAATCAGAATCTCTACCCAAAATAACCAATTCAATGACGCTTGAAGAAGTAGTTGCTGAATATGATAATTTTAATACTAATTTAAACGAAGAAGAAATGTCAAAAGAAAATGAAGTTGACTATTCAAATGTTTTAGCTAGTTTGGAAATCGAAGCAACTGTTGAGAATCCATTGGCTGAAATTGAAAGTAAAGTATCTTCTGTTGTTGCAGAGAACGTTGCTCTCACCGAAGCTAAATCTACATTGACCGCACAGGTTGAAGGATTACAAGCTAAGTTGGACGTAATTGATAATGCAGAAGCAGAGGCTTATGTAGCCGAGTTGGTTAAAGATAACTTGGTAAAAGAAGAAAGCAAGGAAACTATCCTCGCTGCTTACAAAGAAGATTCCGCAAAGGTAATCGCAATCTATGATTCAATGCCGGCTCCTGCCGCTAGTGATTCTATAGTAGCCGACAAACTTGAAAGGAAAGATGAAGGTAAGGAAAAAGAATTAAAAATTGAAGTTGATGCCGAAGGTAACAAAAAAGATTTCCAATGGATGTCTGAAAACGAGCCTGATGTTTTAGCTGAAATGGAAACGTTAAATCCGGAAAAGTTTAACTTCTTGTTGAACGAATACGTAAACGACAAATAATAACGCTTAAAAAATAAAAAAATGGCTTTAGATAAAAATAAAACTACACGCTTAGTACACTTTCCTGATGGTAAGGTTTCTCACGAAATTGATACTTCAGTAACAGGTACAGTTGAGTTTCTTGCGAGAAACAAAAAGACTATAATTGAACTAGCATCTTTGACAGGTGTTGCAACAATCAACTTGGCTACGACTTTCGTATCTGATCCTGACGATACTACTTATAACATTATAAGAGAAGAAGGATTTGAGTTGATACTTTATACACTAGCTGATGCTGCAAGGGTAATTACTCTTGGAACAGGATTCGGTACTGCCGCTTCTGTATCTGCCGCTGCTACGGTTAAGGTATTCAAATTCGAGTACATTAACGGATTATTCGAGTTAGTCGAGTAGTAAGGAAAAACATTTATTAATATAATATAAAAGAAAAAAATGGCTAATCAAAGAGCATTGAAACAAATCTTGACAAAGGAGTTAAACCCTTATTTGTTTCCAAAAAATGATTTCATAGCAGGTAACGCTATGTTTGATAATCAAGGGTCGGATTCAGACGTTGTTATCGTTAACGAAAGTCAGGAACTTCCTGCAGTTATCGAGAACCAAACTGTATTCCCACTTCCTATTAACAGTACAGAACACGCCAACAAATCGTACACGATTGATACGCATAGAACTGAAGCTACTTATGTAGAAGATGTTGATGAATTGTTGACAAACTTCTCTGTTCGTTCTAACGAATTACAGAAGCACGGTAACGTCCAAAAGACGCAGTACTTTGACAAAATTGCTTACCTATGGGCGCAAGACGGAGTTGCAGGGATGCAAAGAACCACTGGTTCAACTTCTACATTGTGTCTTAACGGAACTATGACAGGTTCACGTAAGCAAATGACAAGGGGTGATATCATCAAACTTATCTCTACTCACGCCAAGAACGAAGTTCCGACTGAAGGTCTTGTGATGTTGATTGACGAGGCAATGTATTGGGATATGATTAATACTGCCGGATTTACTCAGTACGACCTAACAGGTGTCGTTGACCCTGTACGTGGTGGAACTTTAATAGGAGATATCCTTGGAGTGAAAATTTACAAAAGAAACGGTGTTCCGTTTTATTCTTCTGACGCTTTAACCAAGTTGTCTTACATTGATACTGATGGTTCAAGACACCGCCCAGACGGTGCTGAATGTCTTTCAGTAATGATGTGGCATCCTGCCTTCGTAAGATACTCTCTCGGAAACGAGCAAGTGTATGTTAACGTTGACGATGCACAATACCAAGGTTCTTACATGAGTACTAAACTTCGAGTTGGTGCTACAAGAAGTCGTCTTGACGATATCGGTGTTGAAATGCTTGTTCAAGAAGCATAAGCATGACGCTTAAAAACATAGCTAGTCGCTTCCCTAACCTTAAAGTTGGGGAGGTGATTTATGTTTTCGCTAATGGTGTCATATTCAACAAAGGCACGAATGATGAAAGGCGAAAAAACGCACGAGCGTATAGCTTTAGACATAATACATCATACGAAGTAGTTGAGAAAAAGGCTAAACCCCCTAAAGAGGATAAGGCTGAAAAAAATAACGATTCAAAAAATTAAATAAATGGCTTTAGGAAATGTAACAGTAAACAAGGCGCAAGGTGTAGGTCAGCCAACAACAGGTAAAGACCATTACACAGGTTTCTTGTTTTATGTAGACCCTGACGATTATCCTGCAGGGATGATTAGAAAGTGGGCAGTAGGCTTAACGGTTGTAGTAGGTGACTTCTTTGAAGATTCTACAGTAGACCATAAAGTTTATGTTGCTGACACCGCAGGTACTACTTCAGGTACGGCTGCAACGGATCCATTGTTATCAGAGGTTACTGACTTGCAAGAACTAGCTGACGCTAGAGCGCAATTGGTTACTATCGCTAACATGGAAACGCTTGGAATCACAGAAGGTTCTAATGCAGACGTTATTTGGTATCAAATGAATTATTTCTTCGAGAAGAATCCTAACGGATTTGCTTGGTTACGAATGGCAGACGAAGGTTTGGCTACAGTATCTTTCGATGAAATGGACGACATAGTTTTAGCATCAGGTGGTGATGTTAGAAAAATTGGAGTTTACAATAACGGTTCAGACGCAGTTTTTGCTGCCGCTCACGCTACTAACCTTCAGGTTAAGTATGCTGAATATGCTGCCGCTTATACTCCACTTCAAATCGCTTATTTCCCATTATCATTTACCGAGGCTTACGGTTCTTTCATTGATTTGAAAGATTCAGGTAACTCTTACGGTGTATGGTGTGTGAACGCTTGGGATTTAGAAACAGGTTCGGTAGCCGTAACAGGACACGAATATCCAGCAATGGGTGTTGTCATGGGTAATTGGGCTATCAGTAAAGTATCAGAATCTATTGGTCACGTAAGACAATACGATTTTATATCTTCTACAAATGGAACAAACGTTAATGCTGAATACGACAAGTTCGGATTTAGAGATTCTAGCGGATTGATTTCATGGGCTACCTTAGATGGTGCTGCAGGAGATTTACTTGATACAAGTGGATGGAATTTCTTCAGAAAATACGCAGGTATATCAGGAACGTATCTTAACGATATGTCAACTGTATCTGTAGAAGGAAACGATTTTGACAAGGTATTCTACAATGTCACTCTTGATAAAATTTCAAGGAATGTACGTACAAACTTACTTCCGGAAATTAACGGAGAAATCATCTTTAATGGTGATGGAACTTTATCTGATGTTGATATCCATAGGTACTCAAATCTCTCTAATGCTGCTTTGGCCGCAATGCAGAGCGCAGGTGAAATATCTGCATATGAAACTGTTATCGACAGAACACAGGATGTAGCCTCTACGGGTATATTGTATGTGACCGTTAACGTAGTATTAAATGGTGTAGCGAAATCTATTATAGTATCGCTTGCACGAGTAAACGCACTAGGATAAAATGAGTTTAGGACTTCAATTAGGGAAAGCATATTCCCACGCAGGTAGAATCGTTCAGATAATTCCAGGGTTACCTTCGATTTCAGTATCGGAGATTTCTTGGGATGTAACGTCAGGACGAGATTTTAACTACGGAACAGGTAAACAACCTTACTCTTGGGGTGAAGGTCACGATCAGCCTGTACCTGTATCATTCAAAATGTCTAAGACAGACTTCTTGACGATACAAGTATCGACTATTTCAGCCACTAACCAAGACGGTAACGTTCTTAGGCTTGCTCCATTCAACATATTGTGTACAGACACGCATCCACAATTGCCTGCTCTGAACACTTTAGTAGACTTCCTTATTCAAAATTACAAGGAAAGTTCTGCAAAAGATGACAAAGACATCATGGTAGAGATATCAGGTGTTTGTAGAGAAGTAACTTTTAAATAATAAATACATAAAAGAGGCATTATGGAATTTTTCACATTTATATTACCAGAGAACTCTATCTCTAACCCCGAAGCGGAAATCGTTGAGCATGAGATTAAGGTCTTTCTTCCACTTAAACCTGATACATTCAGTCAAGTGATGAAGCACCTTATGGCAGACGATTTAATGTTAGCAGGGCAACTTATCATCGAGCAACATATGTGGCTTGAAGGTGAGGACAAAGACAAAAAGAAGAAGTTGTATGATAAAATCCTTTCGGATGGTAGATTACTCTATTCTTGTGCTGCATTGTTAGCACCTGTCTTTAGACTTTGCACAGGCTCGGTAAAAAAAAATTAGAGGAATATTGGGAAATTAGCAAATCAGGAGATATGTCTTGGAAAGAGGCATATTCACCTGAAGCTAAAAGTTATAACTACGCATCTGCTTTTTGGCGACAACGAGCAATGATAGAGTTCTATTTAAAGATAGATTCATCAAAGCTAACCCTTGACGAACACATGGAGAAATTTGCCTTCGTGAGATACGTTTTGGAAACCCAATCGGTTGAAGAAAAGATGCTAATACAATAAGCATTGTCAGAGAATCTTCACATAAATCACAATCTTAACGAGGTTATTCGGAAACTTGATGAACTGCATATGCAGGTCAAAAAGAACATCCAAGTATCTGCTCAATTAAAGAATCAGTTTAACGACCAAGCAGTTGCCGCTAACAAGGTTACTCAGTCCGTTAAGCGTCAGCATAGTGCCATGTCAGGTCTTCATGGAATGATGATTAGACTTGTTGGTGTTATGGGCGCACGAGCGATGTACCGTTTCGGGAAGGATTCCGTTATGGTTGCTGCTGATTTAGAGGCGATGCACACCGCTATGAACTTTGCTACAGGTTCTACTGTACAAGGTATCAATACGATGGTTATTGCAAAGCGTGTTTCACAAGAATACGGTCTTGCGCTATTGCCTGCAATTGAGGGTTTAACTAAGTTATCTGCCGCCTCTAAGAATACGTCAATGGAGGGTAAGCCTGCAGTTGATTTATTCAAGGGAATTTCTAAGGCAGTTGCAGTACTTGGTCTTAATTCAGAGCGTTCTCATGGTACGTTTATGGCTTTCGAGCAGATTATGTCGAAAGGTAAAGTATCTGCAGAGGAACTTCGTAGACAGTTAGGTGATAGAATACCAGGTGCTTTCCAAATTGCCGCACGAGCAATGGGAGTATCTACGAGTGCGTTAGACAAAATGATTCGTTCAGGTTCATTGATGTCTGATGTCTTCCTGCCTAAAATGGCTGCTCAAATGGAGAAGGAGTTTGCAGGAGGTATTGAGAAAGCCTCTGAAACAACTAGAGCCTCATTAAACAGACTTGACAACACGATACTTGAAATCAAAGAGAGTATTGGTAAAGAATTATATCCAACGGTTGATATTGCTACTGTAGCACTTGAAGACCTTGGTGATGTAGCTGATTGGTTTATAGAATTATCACAAGATAGTCCTAAAGCCTTTAACAGTATGGCCGCAGGTATTACCGCTTTAGGTGGTGCTGCAACTGCCGCTATGATGGGTCTTTCAGGATTAAAAGGTGGTCTTGCAGGTGTACTTGCATATACATATGCTTGGAGTACCTCTAAAGATCAGACTACTCAAAATATGCGTGATGCCGAGCATGGTCTTAAGGCTCACAAGGAACTCATGGAGGCGCAAGAAGAACTTAAGTTTGACTTCGAGGGCATGGGTAAAGAAGGAGGCGTAACTCCTGAAGCGTTTGGCGAAGCTGCACGAACTCAATCTGCAGGTATGGTAGAAAACATCAAGTTCTTAGAGGAATCTACAAAACTTTGGGATAGGGATGATTTAAAACTTAGACTTAAGAATATCGCTGAAGGCAACATTGGTGCTTGGTTATCAGAAGATGGCGAAGACGTTGGTGGTGTACTTGGCACAAGTGATGAAAGTAAGGAAGTTGATGCTATCGAATCTAAATTAGAAATGCTTAATGACTTAGACGTTGCTCGAAAAGACGCTAAGAGAATAGCAATGGAAATGGATTGGATGGGTGGTCAGGCAGGCGTTGATGTTAACGCTCCTGATGCTGATGCTTTAGATTCAGACGCTACAGGTGTGGCTACTGTTAATGGTTCAGGTAACCATATTATGAACATACAAATCGGAAACATAGTTGAAACTTTGATTAATGAGTTTAGAGAGGGTGATGCAGACCAAAACGAGATAGAGAGCGAGAAACAAATAGATACTTTCAAGAAAGGTTTATTTGGAGTTATAAACGATATGAAACAACTTAATCAAGCATAATGGCAGATTTTCCAAGCACAGTAGACCCTAGAGGTACAAGCCCAAGACCAGGTGGATTAGAAGGTAAGCCAACACCAACACCTCCTTCTGCAACTCAGGCTAAGAATCAACTTAACACGCACTCAGCACAGTTAAATATTCCATCTAAACTTGAATTAGAAACAGGTACGGTTGTAAGAATACTATCGGGAGCTGCAGGTTTTGGTATTGGTAAACTTAAAGACGCTTTTGATAAACCTGATTACGAATGGAAAAAAGAAGGTGAGCGAGCGCAAAGACAATGGGCATCCGAGCGTGATGATGGCACACAACCTAGAGGTGCTGAAAATGTAGGTAACGACCCATATAAAGCAGAAGGTGAAGACGTAGAAGATCACCAAAAGAGTTTGTGGTTTCCAGGTGTCAGAGTGATTGATAGCCTCGTCATGAGTTTTGATGCCTTTTCCACAGATAAATGGATAGAGGCAGGAAATCGAGAAGATGAATACCCTGCAAGTGCAATTATCATTCAGAATGTCTTAATGAACATTCAACAAAAGAAAAACATCGTCCGAACTCAAATTGCAGGCTCGGATGGAAGGGTAAAACAATATATTAATCTTGATGATTATGAAGTGAGTTTTACGGGAAGAATTTTAGGTTACGATGGTTATGACGACCAAGGTGGAGAATGGATGCCGGGTGAAAGACCAGAAGAAGCGATTAGAGCCTTCGTAAACTTCATGGAAGCACCTGCGGTACTCGCAATAGGTCAAGACCTCTTAGAGATAGTTAAAATCACTCGTGGGGTGATTGGCGACTTTAAGTTAGCACAGGAAATAGGTAGATTAGATAATCAGTCCTTTTCCTTTAAATTATATTCTGATAACCCGTTTAAAATCATAATCCAAGACGTATAATGTTAATACCAACATTTCAGATAGACATATTCACTACTGCAAAAAAGCGAGATTTTACTAGCGCACTTGACCGTGCCTTATATCTTCGTGATGTTGCTATTGACAGGATTATAACCTTTAATGCAGTTAAGGATTTTAAGCATACGCAGTCATTCAATGATACAACTCAAACTGCTACGTTTATTGTGCCTAGGAGTTTACTATACACTTTAAAGAACGCAGTTGGTAATGATGTGCTTACTGACAAGCCTGTAGATACTGAATACATCGTTAACGTTGGTGATATTGTGGTTGTCTATAATTCGCTTGCTCAATCGAGTGAAGGGTATGAAAATGGAGTAAGAGAAGAACTTTTTAGAGGTTACGTTAAGTCAATCACACCTAAAGATAATATTGTAATAGAGTGTGAAGACGAAATGTGGTTATTAAAACAACAGAAAACAACAGTTACTTATCCACAAATTACAGTTACAGATTTAGTTAAATCATTAACAGATGGAATTATCGATCCTGGTAACATAAAAGGTGGATATTTAGGAGAAGATGCAAATGCTCAAATAACTATTTCAGGATATCGTTTAAAGGCAAATCCTACAGTTGCACAAGCATTGCATGGTCTTAGAAAGCATTTTGGCATACGTGCGTGGTTCAGAACTAATCCTGACACGAAAGTAGCCGAACTATGGGTTGGTAGATTGTGGTACGAGAATTTAGAGAAACTTCAGAATCCTCATGTATTCAAGTATCAAGCCAATATTGTAGGAAGTAAATTAAAGTATCAGAAGAAAGAGAATTATTTAAAGGGAGTACGTGCGGTATCTGTTTCATCAGAGGATAATAGCAGGAAGGAAGTGTTTGCAGGTGACCAATTCGGTGACCAAACGACATTGCATTTCTTTGATGTTGATGACGCTACGTTGAAGGAATTAGCAGAAAATGAGTTAAAAAGGATTTCATATACTGGATTCTTTGGTAACTTTACTACTGTTATACGTCCTTCAGTACAACATGGCGATTTCGTAAAGATAATCGATCCAAGGTTTGCAGAAGAAAGAGAAGGAACTTATGTAGTGGAGAAAGTTGTTACGACATACGGAATGAAAGGCGCATGGCAAATTATTCATTTAAACTCTAAGATAGTATGAGTAGTTTTAGCAATTTAGAATTAATGCAGAGAATCTTCAGTCTATTTACTGATGAAGAAGAATTTTACTGTAAGACAGGAGTAGTCAAAGAACTTAACGAGAGTAATAAAACTTGCCGTGTAGAACTTGATAATGGTGACCCTGACATACAATTCGTTAAGTACGTGGTTAACGCTTCCTCCGCACAAGGTATTGAGATTAAGCCAAAGGTAGGCTCGCAGGTGACTGTAGGCTTTCTAGGTACTAATAATGCCGCTATAATTCAAATTCAGGAGTTTGATTGTATCACATACGATGCAGGCGTAGATACAATATTGGGTGCTGATAAATTGACAACTAAGATAAACGCTTTGGTTAACGAGATTAAGGCTATGAATGTTAAAATTAATGCAAATACAAGTTTGCTTAAATCTCACGTTCACCCTGTTGTTGGAGCAACCCCTTTGCCTCCTGCAGTTGCAGTTACAACTACTGCACCGCCAACGTTAACCGCTATGCAGGACGTTACAGACCCAAGTGATTTTGACAAGGGAGATTATGAATATGACAAAATAAAGATACCATAATGGCAAAAGATATTATATACGATGAAGACATCGAGTTCAGTAACGGTGACTTTAAATTTGAAGAAGCAGAAAATTCAGGCAATGCCAGGAATTACCATGCTGAATACATAGTGCTTGACAGTAAAGGACAATGGTATCAATCACCACTTGTAGGTGTAGGAATACGTCATGCTTTGAATGGTAATCAAAATCCATTCCTTAGAAGTGAAATAGTTAAACAATTAACAGATGATAACTTCAAAATAAAGCGGATAAAGACTAACTTTACAGGTAGCACTCAGACAGTTGAAATAGACGCAGACAAGGGATGATAAAGGTAGCAGTAATACAAGGACAGAATCTATTTGATGTAGCTTTACAAGAGTATGGCTCTGCAGACCATATATTCCAAATCATAACTGACAATCCTGAATTAACTCTCAACTCGAATGTTGGAGCAGGATCCGTTTTGAACATTGATGAAACTTTCATCGGAGAAGAAGATGTAAAGGCATATTTTCAATCACAAGTGAAGGCAAAGAAATTTCCGGTTAATTATAGTGATGCTGAAACAGGTGACTATAATACCGATTATAATAACGACTTTAATATATAAACATGGCAATTAAATCAAACTCAGGTTTAAATACCGATAATAATGCTCTCTTTACCGCTAATGGTAATCAGGAGATAACAGGAGAACTAGAGAACGCTTACAATGAAGATGTAAACGATTCTATGCTGAATAGACTTGACGATGCTGACCAACACGCTTTTAAAGGTGTATTTAAGACTACGCTTACATACGCAATAGGTGATATCATTACACAGAATGGTAGACTTCTTATTTGTGAAGCAGTTAACACAGGCACATTTGTTGAAACAGAATGGAGAGATTATGACGAGTTTGGTGTAGATTCAGGTCTTACAGACGTAACCATTGCTACTACAACTATAGATATCGCAGGGATTAATGGAAGATTCTTAAATCTTAACGCTTCAGGTGTTTTAACTTGTGATAAGATTATAGGAGGCGTTCACGGACGTAGATACAGAATTTACTTACCTGCTGCTATAACTGATTTTAGTTTAACCTCAACACCTCCTGCAACTGCTATTTCAAATGGTACAGGACAACTTAACGTTCCATTTCAAGATTCTGTACCTGCAGTTGAAGCCAACATGATAGGTAATGCAGTTCCTCAAATGGGTGATTGGTTTGAATTTGTTTATATGAACAATGGTGGTAAAGAGTACAACTCAATAATCCACATCCAAAAACACCAATCGTAATGGCTAGAACTACTCAACAAATATATCAAGCAATCATTGATGAGAAGGAAACTTTAACATCTTTAGATGCGCTTACGCCAAATCCGGAAACGACTGAAACGTTTATTTCTGCACTAGCTACTCAATCAGCCGTAGGTATATGGAGATTAACCGCTTGGGTATTCGCTTTTATGGCACACATCCAAGAAACTCTTTGGGATAACAAGGAAACAGAACTTGAAACGATAAGAGATGAAACGCCTCCACACACTCGCCTTTGGTGGGAACGAAAGATTAAAGCATTTCAATTTCCTGATACTACAATTGTAGATGATTTAGGAAATGTAACTTACGAAACAATAGATGAAAGTCTTCAGATTGTATCAAGAGTTAATGTAAAGAACATAGAATCCGCTTTAGGATATGCACAAGTTAACGTAAGAGTTGTTAAGTTTAGTGACCCTGACTACGTTGCTTTTGATGCTTCAGAACAATCAGCATTTGATGGATATATAGAAGAACTAAAACCGTTAGGTGTCAAAACAAACGTTCAGCATAATGCAGGTGGACTTATCCGTTGGGAAGGTTCAATATGGATTGACCCTGCACTCGTTGATACGAGCCTGCAATTGTTGTCAGACTTAAGTGTTAATGTACTTGATTTAGCAATGACAAACTACATTAATGAGTATGCGATGGTTAAGTCAAAACTTAACGAACACGCAATGGTTGAATACATTTTAGATCAGCCTGGATTGATGGACGTTGCTTTTACTGCTCATAAGTGGAGAGAAACGCCTGCAGATTCATTTCAAAATGTTATTGACTTAATCACAGGTAAGAAAGAATTAGAGATTAATTCTGTAGCTGCATCGTGGGATAATGGAAGTCCTACTAACCTACAGGTGAACATAGAAAACGCAATTAACTAATGGCTACAACGTTTACAAGTTTTAGAGATTTAGTCTTAAAGGCACTTCCTATCTCAAAAAGGGGAGCATCTTGGATTGATTGGAATTATACGGCAACCTCGCCTATTAGGTATGTGAACGACTTGTTCTATCAACGTGCCTTAGATTTGGATGCGCTTAATTCTCACTCTATCTCTACTAAGTCAATTCCAGAACTTCTAAACGACCTTTACGACCCTTTCCATAGAAACATAACGGTAACGAATGATAACGTCTTAGCGAACACTAATTGCTATTATATCAACGTACCAACATACCTTGCATTTGGTGATTACGAAGAAATCATGCAAGATACTTTAAACAAGTTCTTGTACATTGGTTTAATTGGAACTTTCCAAACGTATGCTACAGGTGTTGCTCATGAGGGTGAAGATTATCTTAACGAATTAGTTTCAAACCTAGTTGGTGATGAAATACTTACCAACAATGAAATTTGGGCAGTACAGTATGTTTATAATCAACTTAAAGGTGCATCCTTACTTACAGACTTCGCAACACTCCATTTGTACTCACAGTCTTCTAAAATCAATGCTGAAGTAGACTTCATGTCACCAACATCTGCAGGTTTAATAGAAGTGCCTGCATCCGATGGAATGGATTGGAATAAATTAGGAACTAAATCATTGGGTACTGCATATTACCGTACAGGTAACTTAATGTCTGCCTTAATATCTGATGTTGATAATAACTGTTCTGTTCTTTACATAAGTGAGGACGCAGGGGTTGTTGGAGTTAACGACTTTGGTATTGTCCAGGGTTCTAACACTAACCATTTCGCTTCAGAGCAGGCCGCTAACTCTATGAGATTCCGTTCAGGACAATCAGATGATGTGGATGTAGCGAATACGAGCGCATTAGGTGGATATCTTATGTACACAGACACAGGAGTTTCAAACATCCTAAAGGGTAGTGATATAGTGGGTGTTGACCAAGCTATTAACGTAGCCTCTGCAGTACCAACAATTGAAGACTTTGTAAATGCGTTAAATAATGGAGGTACTCCAATTAACCATTCAGGAAACAGAATAGGAACGTGGGGAAGAATAAATGCCTCGTGGAACGCAATAAATAGAAAATTTGTAAACAACGTATTAATAGAATACAATAATAGATTAAATAGATAAATAATGGGAAAATTAGACGCAGGTTCAGTATTGGCAGGAGGATATGGCTCTTACCACATAAACGGAACTACCGATTACGCAGACAGAGAGTTTGTTGCTCTTGTAGCGGAAGTAGATTGTACTTTCAGTAACCTTGAAGAAGCCTTCAAAGACGGCTCAACAGTATCAGGTAATGTAAGTGTATTGTCAGCTACAGAACAAAACATTGTAGTAACAACAGGAACAATAAAAGCAGGTTCTATACTTTATCCAAAAAGAGATATGTTCTCTAGGGTTAAGTTGGCTACAGGTTCAATGGTCGCTTATAGAAGGGATTAATCCGTGATTTGCCAACACGCTATATCGTTTGCTAGGTACATACTTGTTGATGGCGCACCTTGGTCACCGTTAACTGAATGGGGAAGTAATGTCAAATTTCTATTTGATGGTTATGATGATACATATATCCATAATGGTAATACGGCTGATGTTATAGGCGTTACAGGACAGAGTGATGGAATTGCATCTACTCCAAATTACGCATCTGACTTTAGTGTTAATGCTGATAATTGGATTGATTATAG